AGAAAAAAGCACAAGGTATGTCAAAAGAAGCTAGAGCCAAAATAGTACAAAGAAAAAGAAGAAAAGACCCAAACCCTGATAGAAAAGGTAAACCGATTAATGTTTCTACAAAGTTGAAAAAAGGTGGTTTTATAGCAAAGGGTTGTGGTAAAGTAATGAGTAACCGTAGGAAGGTTACTACAATAAGTTAGGAGTATTAATGCCAGGTCATTACAAAAAAAGCAAAAACGGTAGCATGATGAAAAAATCTAAGGGCGGAAAAATTATGAAGAAGTCCAAAGGTGGTATGATGATGAAGAAATCGAAAGGTGGCTCCATCATGAAAAAATCAAAAGGCGGCATGATGATGAAAAAGTCCAAGGGTGGCAGAATCATGAAAAAGTCTAAAGGTGGTTCAATCATGAAAGCTGGAAATGCAGCTAGAAGAAGAGCAAGATATAGTAGATAGTGCCTAATTTAATAAGTAATATCCCACATTTCAAATGTTGGGTAAGAAGAGAATTTACCCATAACCACGAAAAATATCACGATGAATATATACATGCTTTAGCTATAGCTGTTAATACTATTCCTGACAGATCTTTAAGTTTTCAAGTAGTTTTTACAGGCGAAGAAGCTAATTGCGAAGATAACGATGAACCTAACATACACGGTGGTGCTATGTGGGCTCGTATGCCTATACAAGGTATGGTTGCTGATATACCTATGGAAGATTTTCCTGATCCTATGGAAGATCATTTAGCACAACCTTGGGACTGTGAATCAAGAGATCATAGTGTTATTGTTATGGACAGAGTTAGCTCCTCACCTTGGTTAGCTAAGATAGGCGGTGATTTTTACCAAGCCAAATATTTATTTACAGTTGATTATACAAATAACTCTATTGCAGATGACCCTGCACAACATAAACAATCTCATGTATTATATATAACAGAAGATTGTAATTGGAAAGGTAATCTAGTTGCTTTACCTAACAATAGAGTAAGAGCTACAAGCCCTGCTTTATGGGTGACTGGCGAAGGTGCTCCAGACTTTAAACCGTCACAATGGGCACATTCTGCTGAAGGTCATGAAAGTTATTTAGACCCTTCTATTACATTTAATAATTTATATGAGGACTAAAAATGGCAACATCAGGCAGTACAAACTTTGAGCCAGATATAACAGAGTTTGTTGAAGAAGCATATGAAAGATGTGGTTTAGAACTACGTACTGGATATGATCTTAAAACTGCTATTAGATCTGCTAATCTTATGTTGGCCGAGTGGGCAAACAGAGGTTTGAATCAATGGACTATCGAAACCGGTACACAAACTGTTACACAAAGCACAAATAGTTATAGTTTAGGAACAGATGTTATAGATATTTTAGACGTAACTATTAGGCGTACAGAAGCTGGTGTTACAACTGATATACGTTTGGATAAACTTTCTAGATCAGAGTTTTTTAATATACCAAACAAAGCAACAGAATCTAAACCATCACAATATTTTTTAGATAAACAAAATAATCCAACACTTTTTTTATATCCAACTCCAGAAAACTCTACAGATATAATACGGTTCAACAAGCTTACTAGGATGGATGATGTGGACGATCCAAAAAATACTTTAGATATGCCATTTAGACTATTTCCTTGTTTTGTTGCAGGACTAGCTTATTACATAAGTATTAAAAAGAATCCACAATTAACTGCACAATTAAAAAGTATTTACGAAGAAGAGTTTAGAAGAGCGGCTGATCAAGACGAAGATCGTGCTTCTTTCAGAGTAAGACCTTCTATAAGGATGAGATAATGGCTTATGCAACTGCTAAATTTGCCCTAGCCCACTGTGATAGATGTGGTTTTCGTTTCAAACTCTTAGAACTGAAAAAAGAATGGAACGGCTTAAAAGTATGTCATCGTTGTTATGAACCAAAACATCCACAACTAGAACCTACCACAAATGTAGCCGACTCAGAGGCTATTTTTGATCCAAGACCTGATAAAGACGTTGAGGGTGGTGATGGTAGAGTGTTTACAGATACTGATATCATAGGTATTAATTTTTCAGGTTTTAAAATTACATCTGCTTTAGGAACAGTTACAATATCATAATGACACTAGCAGAACTAAAAACGTTAATACAAAATTATCTACAAAATACTGAAACTACTTTTGTATCTACTTTAGATGACATCATAAAAAATACAGAAGATAAAATATTTCAAGAGGTACAGTTTGACAATTTTAGAAAAACAGCTAGTTTGACTTTTACCGCAGGTACTAAAACTATAGCTACACCATCAGATTATGTCTTATCTTTCAGTTTTGCTGTCATAGATTCAAGCTCTGATTATCACTACTTAGAAAAAAAACATCCGTCTTTTATCCAAGAATACGATGTCGATCCGGCTGATTCAACTAAAAGAGCTTTGCCTAAATACTACGCAGTCAAGGAAAAAGGTTTAAGTTCATCAACTTTATTAGTGGCACCTGTGCCTGATGCAAACTATAGCGCAGAGCTAAACTATCTGTTCAAACCTAATTCATTAGTAACAGATACAACTGGCACTTGGTTGTCCAACAACGCTAGAAACTTACTTTTATACGGTTGTTTATTAGAGGGGTATACTTTTATGAAAGGTGATCCTGATATGTTTCAAGTATATGAGGGTAGATATCAACAAGAGCTTGCACGTCTGAAAAATAGAGCTGAAGGCAGAGGCAGAAGAGACGAATACCGTTACGATTCTTTACGTAACAACGTGAATTAATGGAACCTGTTAAAGAACTAGAGGGCAAACATATTGCTATAGTAGGCTTAGGTGCTAGTTGGCAAGATTATAATATTGCTAAAAGTCATGGTGTTAATTTTGATGAAGTATGGGCTATAAATGCTGTGTCATCTGTCATAATACACGATAGAGTATTTATGATGGACCCAGCTTCGAGATTTCTAGATTCAGAGGATGCCGGTAAACAAACAGCAGGTATGCGTAAAGTTTTGTCATCGCATCAAGGTCCAATTTATACTTGTGAATTAGATGAAAGATGTCCAGGGCTTGTCGAATATCCTATTAATGAAGTTATGCAGGCAGGTAAATCTGCCTACTTAAATAATACGGTTGCTTATGCGGTTGCTTTCGCTTACTGGTGTAAAGTAGGAAAACTATCTCTATTTGGCGTAGATTACAGTTATAAGGGCAATTTACACTTTGCAGAGCAGGGTAGAGGGTGTGTAGAATACTGGCTCTCTAAACTTGAATCTGAAGGTGTCAGCATAGGTATTGCTAGATCTTCTTCTTTACTAGACCAAAATGAATCTGCTGAAGATAAATTATACGGATATCACAGGTTAGATGATCCTATGGTTGTGTTACAAAATGATACTGGTAATTATAGAGCTATGCGTAGGAGTGAGTACAGACAAAGAGCAGTGCCCGAGCCTAAGCCAAAAAAGTTTGTAGCAGGACGAGAAGACCCACCTGAACCAAAAAAGTGGTAATATAAGTTATGGCTATTACATCAACTTTAACAACTTCTTTCAAAAAAGAATTATTACAAGGCGTACATAATTTTAACAAAGCTAGTTCACCCGATACTTACAAGTTAGCTTTGTATTCTAGTTCTGCTTCATTAGATGCAAGTACAACTGCTTTTACGACAAGTGGCGAAGTTTCGGGTACAAACTATACTTCAGGAGGCGCAACCTTAACACTAAAAACTGGCACACCTACAACAGATGGCACCACAGCGGTAGTTGATTTTGACAACCTAACTTTTTCTAATGTTACTGTTACTGCTGCTGGAGCTTTGATTTACAACTCGAGTGACAGCAATAAAGCGGTTTGTGTGATAGATTTTGGTAAAGATATTACCGCTACTGCAAGTGATTTAACTATTACTTTCCCTTCAACAGGAGCTTCCAATTCTATAATTAGATTGGCATAATACTGATATGTCTAGTTTTGAAAACGATTTGAGACTTAAGGAAATAGCCACTGGTGCTGAGTCAGGCACTTGGGGCACTTCTACCAACACAAATTTATCTTTAGTAGCTGAAGCTTTTAGCTTTGGTACAGAAGCTATAACTACAGATGCTGACACACATACTACCACAATAGCAGATGGTGCAACCGATCCTGGTAGATCTTTGTACCTGAAATATACAGGAGCTTTAGACAGCGATTGTACAATTACTCTAGCGCCTAATACTGTTAGCAAAGTTTGGTTTATTGAAAACGCTACAACAGATTCAGGTAGTGGTGGTCCATACAATATAATAATTAGTCAAGGCTCAGGCTCTAACGTCACTATACCTAACGGCTCAGTCATGGCAGTTTATTCAGATGGGGGCAGTAGTTCTGCTAATGTCGTCTCAGTTTTAACAGATGTAGTTTTAACTGATTCGGTAAAAATTACAGGCACAACTCCAACTTTAACAATAGGAGATGGTGGCGAAGAAGATACAAAAGTAGTATTCGACGGTAACGCAGGAGATTTTCATGTAGGTTTAGATGATTCTTCTGATAATTTAGTTTTAGGGGCTGGCACTACTTTAGGTGCAGAGCCTAGAGTTGAAATAGATAAAGATGGTGGTGTGCAAATAATATCTGATGCTCCTACAAACGGACAATTAAAATTATCAGATATTGGTGCAAACGCCGATCAGGCAATTTTGAGACATGACTCAGGAGTTCTTTCAATAATATCTACACAGGCTTCTGATACCGTTGGTTCGATACAAATACAAGGTCAAAGCACAAGTGGTACATTCACCTACATTACTTTTGCTAGCTCAGGCACTACAACCGACAAGGATATAGAGATTACTACATCTAGCGCATCAAAAAGCATCATATTGAGATCACCAGATGGCTCAAGATTTAGAATCACAGTAGATAATTCAGGAAACTTATCAACAGCATCTGTTTAATGTATAATCTTTTTTTATGGACGAAAAACAATTTTTAATTACATCGTTACAATTAATTGAGGTATCCTTAGCAAGAGGTGCTGTCAAAGGAGAGGAAGTTAAAGTTATATCAGCTATGCGAGATTACATCTCACAAGGTTTACAAAAGTATCAAGAACCTGTCTCAGAGCCTGTAGAAGAATTAGTTGAAGAAACAGAAGTAGCAGAGGAGGCTGAAGAATGATAGATTACATATTAATTTTAATTTTAGTTGGTGTTATTGGATATCTTTGGGTATCTAAAAATAAACCAGAATGGCTAGAAAAGTTTAAAAAATAAAGTGGCCAGAAAAACAGCAGCAGATGTTCACCTTGAATTATCTGTGCATCAAAAAGAAAGTGCAGAAAGATGGAAAACTGCATTTAACAAATTTGTTGATATAGAGCTCGAACTAAAAGAGTTACAACAAAAAGTATCAGGCGGTTTGACTACACTCATAGTTTTATTAGTAGGTTTAATATGTAGTGTAGTCGCCTTACTAATCGAGGGTATAATTTTATGATAAGCGATAATTTAGAACAAAAAGTTTGTGAACAGCTAAAATTACATGAAGGCTTTGTTTCTCATGTATACGAAGATTCAACACCTGAAAAATACTTAACCATAGGTTACGGTCGATTAGTAGACAGCCGTTTAGGTGGTGGCATATCCCAACAAGAAGCAGAATATCTTTTAGTAAATGATGTTAAAAACTGCGTAAAAATACTTTCAAAAGAAATAGATGCTTGGTCCGAACTGAGCGAAAACAGAAAAATAGTTTTAATTAACATGTATTTCAATCTTGGTAATAGATTATTTAAGTTTAAAAACATGCTAAATGCTTTACATGCAAAAAATTATGTAGAAGCTGCTGACCAAATGTTGGACAGTAAATGGGCAGAGCAGGTTAAGGGGCGTGCTCAGGATCTAGCTCATATTATGAAAACTGATAGCATACACGAATAATCTATATCTAGCTTAAATCAAAACAACGAGATAGAATATCTTAATGTTATGGCTATAAAAAAATTAAGCTTCAAAGCAGGTATTGACAGAGAAGGAACCGCTTACGATTCAGAGGGTGGTTGGTTTGACTGTAACTTAGTAAGATTTAGATTTGGTCGACCAGAAAAATTTGGTGGTTGGCAAAAACTTACAAGTGACACATATCAAGGGACAGCTAGAGCCTTACATAACTGGATAAGTAACACAGGTGAAAAATATTTAGGGGTTGGTACAAATCTAAAATATTATGTTGAGTTCGGCGGTACTTTTGCTGATATAACACCAATTCGTAAAACTTCTACAGATAGCATTACTTTTGGTGCAACAAATGGTTCTAGCACCATAACTGTGACTGATAACAGTCACGGCGCAGTAGCAGGTGATTTTGTTACTATAAGCGAAGCAGTTTCTTTGGGTGGCAACATAACAGCATCAGTTTTAAATACTGAACACCAAATAGTTACAGTGCCAACCGCTAATACTTACACTATAACAGTATCAGCTACAGCTAATAGTTCTGATGCTACTTCAGGGGGAGGCGGTAGTGGTGTAGATGGTGTTTATCAAATAAACGTTGGTTTAGATGATTTTGTTGCTGGTACAGGTTGGGGCGTAAATGGGTGGAATACAGGGACTTGGGGCTCAACTAACTCTTTATCTTCACTGAATCAACTTAGATTATGGTCACACGATAATTTTGGTGAAAATTTAATAATCAACGCAAGAGGGGGTTCCATTTACAGATGGGTAGAATCAGACGGTACGGGCACAAGAGCTGTACAATTATCAACAGTAGGTAGTGCAAGTAAAGTGCCTACAGTAGGTTTGCAAGTTTTAACGTCAGAAACCGATAGGCATTTGATAGTTTTAGGAGCAGATCCTATATCAGGCGGTAATAGGACTGGTACTATTGATCCTATGTTAGTTGCTTTTAGTGATCAAGAAAATGAAATAGAATTCAATCCAACAGTAACAAATACAGCAGGTTCTGTCAGGTTATCGTCAGGTTCACAAATTATTGGTGGCGTAAAAGCAAGACAAGAAATAGTAATTTTTACAGATACTTCTGTTTATAGTATGCAATTTATAGGGCCACCTTTTACTTTTTCTATAAATTTAATAGATAATTCTACTGGGTTGATTGGTCCCAAAGCTGCTATAACAGCTCCTGGTGGTGTATTTTTTATGTCATACGATAGTTTTTATTTGTATAGTGGTGCAGTACAAAAAATACCTTGCTCGGTAAAAAACTTTGTATTTAACGATCCTACTAACGGCCTTAACGTAGATCAAGCTTTTAAAATTTTTGCTTTTTCTAATAAAGAACACAACGAGGTCGGTTGGTTTTATCCTGGTAAAAAAGATTCAGATGGTAACACAAATTCAGAAATAAACCGTTATGTCATATATAATTATGAAGACGGTATTTGGTATTATGGACAGTTGGTGAGGACTGCTTGGTTGGACTCAGGAGTTGAACCTTTCCCACAAGCCGTCAAAGCCCCAAATTTATTTCAACACGAAGTAGGCTTTGATGACGACGGATCAGAAATGACTGGTGTATTTATAGAGTCAGCTGATATTGATGTAGAAGATGGAGAACAATTTGTTTTTGTAAGCAAACTCATACCTGATTTCAAATTTATATCAGAGCAAGAGGGTAATGTAAAACTAATTACAAAAACACGTAATTTCCCTGGTGACTCACTCAGTCAAAGTTCTAGTTCAGTAATCACCCCGTCTACACAACAAGCGTTCATCAGATCAAGAGGCAGACAATTTGTCCTTAGAGTTGAATCTAATGATGGTGACGCTGGTAATATTGGAGCAGGATGGAGGTTAGGTGCTACTAGATTAGAACTTAGAAGCGACGGGAGAAGATAGTGGCTAAACTGCTACAAACTAATTTACCCTTTGCTCAAGGCCCTAATGTCACATCTGAGACCTTCAACCAACTTGTAAGGGTCTTAGAAATAAATTTAGGCTCGGTTGATCCTGATAACACTTTACAGCTGACCACGGCTGAAAGAGACACTCTGAACTTTAATATAGGTCAGATCATCTATAACACTTCTACTACGACTTTACAGTATTGGGATGGTTCTGCTTTTCAAAACATATCATCTACAGGTGCTATCACATTAAACATAACAGATGGTTCCAGCAGTATTGCAATAGATCTATTTAGTGAAACTCTATCCTTGCTAGGGGGTACAGGATTAACCGCTACAGCTTCAGGTAATGGTGTTACTTTTGCAATAGATTCTACAGTAGCAACTTTAGTAGGATCTCAAACTTTAACCAACAAGACTATAGATGTTGATAATAATACATTATCAAATATAGAAATAGATAACTTCAAAGCTTCTGCTATTGTGACAGAATCAGAGGGTATTGCATCCAACGATAATGATACTAGTGTACCGACCTCTGCTGCTGTTAAAGACTTTGTAGATACACAAATAACTGCCGAGGATTTAGATGTTACTGACGGTTCTGCTAGTATAGCGATCGACCTTAACAGCGAAGTATTAGGTATTTTAGGTGGTACAGGTCTGACTTCTAGTGCATCAGGTAATAACGTTACTCTTTCTGTTGATGCTGCACAATCTCAAATAACAACTGTAGGTACGTTAGATTCTGGTGCAATTAGTTCTGGTTTTGGTGCAATAGATATCGGCTCTTCAAACTTGACCGCTACGGGCACTATTTCGTTAGGAGCTACTTCTTTCAACGATAACAATATTACAAACGTAGGTTCTATTGCTCTAGACACAATTACTAATGATGGTACAGATATTACGTTAGATTCTGGTGGCGATATTATTTTAGATGCAGACGGCGCAGACATTTTGTTAAAAGATGCTGGGACAACCTTTGGTGAGCTAACTAATTCTTCGAGTGATTTTATAATTAAATCTAGTGTTAATAATAAAGATATTATCTTCAAAGGTGTTGACGATAGTAGTGCTATAACTGCTCTGACATTAGATATGTCTGATGCCGGTTCAGCAACTTTTGCTAGTAATGTCACTATTTCAGGCAATCTAACGGTTTCAGGTACCACTACAACTATTAACACTACTAACTTAGAAGTTAAAGACAAGAACATAACTTTAAATTTTGGTGCTGGAGATACCTCGTCTAACGCTAACGGTGCAGGTATAACCATACAAGACGCAGTAAGTGCATCAACAGACGCTACTATCTTGTGGGATAGTACAAACGACGAGTTTGATTTTTCACACAAAATTACCACACCATCTATACAGACATCAGGTGCATCTACTATTGATGAACTGACAGTTTCTAATGACACGAACTTAAGTGGTGGTTTGGATGTAGCTGGTGATGTCACTATAGCTGATAAACTAGGACATACAGGCGATAGCAACACTTTTTTTAGATTTCCTAGTGCCGATACAGTAACAATAGAAACAGCAGGATCGGAAGCTTTTAGAGTAGATAGTTCGCAACTAGTAGGGATTGGCACAACGTCACCCAGCCAACCTTTAACAGTTAAAGCAGACAATACAAGTGCTAAATCTATAGCTTTAATTTCAAGAGATGCTAATGATGTAGCAGGTTTACAATTTGTTAAAACTAATGGCAATCAAAATGCTCTTGTAGATGTGACAGGTGAGAATCTAAGATTTTACACAGGCACTACAGAACGTATAAGAATAGACAGTTCAGGCAACTTGGGTATCGGAACTACTTCGCCTTCACAAAAGTTAGAAGTTGCTGGAGTTATACAAGCAACTGCTAATGGTTTATCAGAAAAACATTTCACTTTAGTAGATTCAGCTAACACTTCTATAAGTGCAAACATCTATCACGATAACGGGATTATGTCGATTGAATCTAATAATAATACCGCAGCTGGACAAATTGTTTTTAAAAGAAGAACATCAAGTACAACAGTAGAATCTGCTAGATTTGATGCTTCTGGTAACTTGGGTATAGGTACTTCATCACCTTCTACTAAGTTGGATGTAAGTGGTGATATAAAAACTAGTGGAGAGTTACAAACAGCCGCTATAGGTTTTACAGATGGCGATAACGCTATGACTATAGCTGACGGAGGTGCAGTAACCTTTCCACAAGCAGCAGTTTTCTCTAGTGGTATGTCAGGGACATTATCAACCGCTGCTCAGCCGAACATAACAAGCCTGGGTACACTAACAACTCTTACTGTTGATGATATAACTATTAATGGTTCTACTATTTCTGATGGTGGCACTATAACTATAGACGCTGCAACAAATATTGTATTAGATGCAGACAACGGCCAAATAACTTTCAAAGATGGTGGCACTACAATAGGAACGTTTAGTAATTCATCCTCAGACTTTATCATCAAATCGAATGTTGCAGATAAAGATATCAAATTTAATGGGGTAGACGATAGCAGTACAATTACAGCCCTTACTCTTGATATGTCAGCTTCAGGAGCGGCTATTTTTAACAATCAAGTTACTATAGGATCAGGCTCTAATTTAGTTAATGCTGGTAACATGACTATTGATGTCGCAGGGGATCTCACCCTAGATGCAGACGGTGGGGATATTATATTTAGTGATGGCGGTAGTGAAAAAGCTAGATTTAACGCAGGAAACTTAGGAATTGGCACAACCAGCCCTAGCAAATTACTTCATATGACAGGTTCGGCAGCCCAAATTAGAATTGAAGATAGCGATGGTACGAATCAAATAGCAGATATAGCTAGTGATTCAGGTGATATGCTTATTACAAGCAGAAACAATACCTCAAACGGACAAATACGTTTTAGAAGATATAACGGCACTACAGTCTCAGAATCTGCTAGGTTCGACAGTTCAGGTCGTTTAGCTGTAGGTATATCTAGTTCTGGTGGTGGTGTTGCTACCTTCTTTGGTACAGGTACAGGCGCAGAAGCGAAAGTACAAATTGAGGGTGAGGGTGGTGCTGATCCATTTATAAACTTCTTAGTCAACAACACTACACATTTTTCTATGGGCTTAGATGATAGTGATGGTGACAAGTTCAAAATAGCTAATCATTCCGCACTAACTTCTAGTGTAGCTCTGACAATAGACACTTCAGAAAACGTAGGTATCGGCACAACCAGTCCTAGTTCCGCTCTACACGTTAAAGGTGGCAGCACATCAACACCATCTGACTTTAGTGCTTTTATATCTAACGCTACGTTTAGGTCTGTTGTAAACCATTCTAATGAATATGGTTTGTATATGGGTTACGCTAATTCTTCGACAGATGCTTGTGCTATTCAAGCTGGTCGATCTAATGGTACAACTGATCCTTTACTATTGAATCCTTATGGTGACAACGTAGGAATCGGCACAACCTCTCCTTCTTCTAAATTAGATGTAGAGGGCACTATTGAATCTACCGCTAACGGACAATCTACTCCGCAATTTTTACTAAGAGATTCTAACTCTACTTCTAGTACGGCTCAAATCACACACGATAACGGCGTAATGACAATATCATCTGGTAATAACACATCAACAGGTGCGTTGGTCTTTTCTAAATTCAACACAAGTGGAGCATTCGAAAGCGCTAGGTTCGATACATCAGGCAACTTAGGAATCGGCAATACCTCACCCTCTTCTTTTTGGGGTCAAGCAAATAAATTAGTGCTTGATGCAAGTGGTAATACTGGTATGACCATAAAATCCACTTCTTCTGGTAATGGCAGAATTGTCTTTACCGACCAATCAAGCAGTAATCCTGGGTTAAGTGATGGTGGTCAAATACATTATGATCACTCTGCTGACGATATGAAATTCAGAACTGCTGGTGCTGATAGAGTCACAATAGACAGTTCAGGTCGTGTCTTAGTAAATTCATCTACAGCAGTTACAACAGGAACAACAGGTAAATTACAACTCAACGGTACAGATAATTCAGGTTCTACTTTCACTATAGGAAGGTTTAGTGCAAACGCTAATTCTCCAGCACTTAATTTTGTTAAATCTAGAAATGGTACTGTTGGTAGTAATACTGTTGTGCAAGATGGTGATAATCTAGGTGAAATTACTTTCTACGCTTCAGACGGTTCTGATACAGCTTCATCAGCAGCTAAGATAATGGCAGAAGTAGATGGTACGCCTGGAAGTAACGATATGCCTGGTAGGATTGGATTTTTCACTACTGCTGATGGTGCATCTAGTCCTACTGAACGAATGAGACTTGATAGTTCAGGCAACGTCGGTATTGGCACAACCAGTCCTGCTGTTCCATTTCATGTTGCTAATTCAGGCTTTACTTGTGCAAGATTTGAAAGACCATCAGTAAGTGGTGGTGGAGTAGCTATAGAGTTAAAAAATGGTGATGGCAATATATGGAAGATAGCACAAGGTGGTTCCGAAGAATTTGGGATATATAGTGGTAGCACTTTTGGTGAACAGTTTACCATACTGTCAAATGGAAATGTTGGTATTAACACAACCAGTCCTGCTGAGAAGCTAGAAGTTGCAGGTTCCATAAAATCTACTGCTCGTGCTATAGCTGGTAGCTCTACTGCTGGTGTTACGTTATCTTATGATTCCTCTAACTCCATAGCTAAGTTAGAAACGTGGACATCTAAGCCATTCAGTATAGAAACAGCAGGAGCAGAACGTTTAAGGATTCACTCAGGTGGTTCTGTTTCAATAGGCAGTACAACATCAAGCGGTAAATTATTTGTTAATGGAAATCTAAGGGTAGATGGTGCGTATAAATTAAATGATTTTGGCAATAATGTTATCGAACAAAGCGGTACAACCGTAAGTATTGGTGATGTTAGTGAAAACGACAACACAATACTTCTAACAGGTTATGGTGCGACCTCAAAAATTGAGCTGAATGATGGCTTCATACCTATATCAACAAATGGTAGTGAACGTGTTAGGATTGATGGTTCAGGAAATCTATTTGTAGGTAAAACATCTTCTAACTCTGCGAACACAGGAGTTGAGGCGAAAAGTGGGGGGTTATTTAGTGCTACAAGGGCAGATAGTCCAGCAGGAATATTTAATCGTACTACCAGTAACGGACAACTTGTGCAATTTAGAAGAAACAATACAACTGTCGGTTCCGTTAGTGTGACAACTTCAGCGACCACATACAACACAACATCTGATGCTAGGTTAAAAAATGTAACTGGTTATGCTAGAGGTTTGAAAGTAATCAATAGGCTTAATCCAGTAGCTTTCAACTGGAAAGCAGATGGTAAAGCTGACGAAGGTCTGATAGCCCAAGAAGTAGAAAAAATTGTACCTAATGCTGTAAATATAGAAGAAGATTACTATCAAATGGACTATAGCAAATTAGTCACGCCTTTAATAAAAGCTGTACAAGAGCAACAAGAACAGATAGAAAAATTACAAAAAGACTCACATACCCCTAAAGGATTAGAGGATATGGATGGCTATAAAGATCTATTAGCCGTTATTGCTGATCTAAAAGCAGAAATAAAAGAATTAAAGGAGAATAAGTAATTTATTGAAGTAGCCTAATAATAGGTGGTAGAATAAGGAAAAGTTATGAACAACGGTTTACAAGCACTAGCTAAGTATGGCAGAAATGGAGATACAGAGTTAGCACACGTTACAGTAGGTGAAATAGTCTTACCACCTAGCATATTCGCTGAAGATAAAAATTTACAAAACAAAATAGAAAAAAAACTTTCTAAGCTTGATACAAACTTAGGTGAAAGAACCGTAGGGTCTGCTTTAGTTTCTTACAATCCTAATACTGGTTTGCAAGAATTTTTTCTAAAAAGTCTATTTAAAAAAGTAAAAAAAGGTGTAAGTAGCTTATGGAAAGGTGTAAAAAAAGTTATAGATCCTGTAGCAAAAGTAGCAAGATTCATTCCAGGTCCTTGGCAACCAGCAGCAAATATATATGTTAAAGGTAAAGCAGCTTTAGATATAGTGAAAGGCGAGGGTGGTCTAGGTGATTTAGCTACGCTATTTACTGGTTCGAATGTTTTGGGCAAAGGTGGTGATTTAGCTACATTTGCTGACAAAGGCTTTCAATTTGGTGATTACGGTAGTGCTTTGCGATCAGGATTAGGTAATTTCTTTGGTGGTAGTGCTGAATATACAATACAACCTGGTGATAAACTATCAGATATAGCGACAAAAAGTGGCGTTAGTGAAGATGCCTTAGCAGCAGCTAATAATATTGTAAATCGTGATTTGATAATTAAGGGTAACACTTTGACTATACCAAAATCAGGTAATTTTTTGAGTAACTTTTTTTCAGGTGATCCGAATTATGATCCTGCAACCGGTAAAGGTCAAAGCCGTTTAGGTATGATAGAAGACTTTTTTAAAGGAGATAGAGAAGGTGAGGGTAGTTTCTTTGGACGTAAAACACCTGATTTTATTAAAAATATAGAAGATGAGTTAAAAGATTCATTTAATCCTGCAAAAGGCGGTATAGATCCCAAATTGTTTGCTGCTTCTATGGCGTATGGCCAAGCAATAAAAAAAGCAGCTGAAAAAGAAGCAGAAGGTATGAAAGATATAAGACAATCTTTAAGACCGGATTTATTACAACGCCCTATTTTTGGTAGCGGCGGTTTTAATTTAGGATTCGCTGAAGGCGGTAAAGTTTATTCTGATGATGAGGTTTTAGACATGCGTTTAGGTGGTGAATCAGCTGGACCTGGTACTGGCACATCAGACGATATACCTGCTATGCTATCAGATGGAGAGTTTGTTATGACAGCAAAAGCTGTTCGTGGTGCAGGTACCGTTAAAGTCAAAAAAGGTAAAGATGGTCTGTTATCTTTTGTGAAGAGTGGCAAACCAAGCAGAGATAAAGGTTCAGACAATATGATGGTTATGATGAAATATTTTGAAGGAGAAGCATAATGGCAGAGATAACTGATGTAGAAGCCGTTTCGAGTCCAATTCCAGATTTTAGTGAAAACCCTGTAGTGGGCGTAGACCCACGATTGGTTAGTCAAACAGGTATAGAAGATATTGGTGATCCTTTATTAAGACAGTTGTATTTTGGTACAGCTGACAGTCCAGGATTTTTTGATCAAGTACAAAGTGTCGGTCAAAACATTTCATCTATGTTGCCTGCTGGTTTGGGCATGTATTTGCCTTTTTTAGAGCGAGCACAATTACTAAGTGCATTAGAAGCATCCCCAGTTACCGCAGCTGATATTGGACAATTTTACGATCCTTTCGAAGATATGGTCGTGCAACAAACTATAGATGATGTTTTAAAGCAAGCAGCCATAGAAGATAATATAGCAAGAGCACAAGCAATAGGACAAGCAGGTGAAGGAGCTTTTGGTTCTCGAGGACGTCTACAAGCAAGCGAAAGAGCTGAGGCTATTGGTCGTGGTTTAGGCGCAGTATTACCCGAAATAAGATCACGAGGTTTTAGTGATGCTCTTAGTAATGTTTTTAATCAAAGAAGTTTGTTTGGTCGTGGTGCAGATTTTTCGTCAGATTTAGCATCTTTAGCACCCAGTTTGTTTGAGCGAGATGCTTTTAGGCAACTAGCGTTATTACAAGGGATAGGTAGCTTATTGCCAGGTTATAGCCCTACCACATCACGAATACAAAGCGAATATGGTATACCACCTGACCCAACGGCCTTAGGTCTAGGAGCTGGGTTAGGTTTCTTTAATCTATTTAGACAAAAAGATTATGATCCTAGATTAAATCCTGAAACTTATATTTATGAAAAACAAAAAGAACCTGAAAAACCAATGGATTATGTTGGAGACGTGCTAAAGGCAGCCTTTGGTAACAGAGAAAATACTGGGACGGGTTTTGGTTTTTTCGGTAGCAAGCCAACAGATTCCGGTGAATCAGGAACCGGTTTAGGATCGATTTTCCCAAGCTCTTCTATAGATACCGTTTTTAATATTGCGAAACCAAAAAGTTCCTCTGCAAATCCTTTTGCCGGTGGCAGCTTTAACTATAGCCCATTTGGGGGAGGTTTCGGTTAATGGATTTTATAGATAGACCTATGTTACGAGATGTGGGTTTTGGTTCACAATCGCCGACTAATTACGGACCGCTAAACACTTACACATTTGAACCTACTGCCGATCCAAATACGGTAATATACGTAGAAATAGATAAAGACGGTAAGAAAGTAGAAGGCTCTGAGGTATCTGTAGATTTAACTTTATCCGCAACACGTAACCCTGCTGAAGCTTTTAACAGGCAACTAACCGAACGGAGTTTAGGTAGACTACAAACTGCTGTAGGGCTTGGATTGAGTATATTCCCTGGTTATCGACTAATTGGAGGTGGTTTAGCAGCAGCAGCAACTAGGCTAAGACCATTACTAGCTAAATTAAAACCACCAGCATTTTTTACTAGACAAGGCCCCGAAGTAGGAAAATATGGAACAACAAGAATTTTTTCGACAACAAATCCCAATCAAATAACTGGTCTAACAGAAACTGGTAAAAATGTTGCCTTAACTGGAGGTGGTATTGGTGCTATTGGTGCCTTAGAAACTTTCAAACCAGGTCCAGTAAATATACAACAAGAACTTACAGAGCTACAAAAAGACCCTGATAGACTTAGCGGTAGTTTATTCGATCCAATAAAGAAACCTGAAGAACCGAAAAAAGAGCCACCAAAAGTTGTAGGTTTTGATACAGCAAAAATATCTAACGTTTTATCTGATGAAAAGTTTGATGCTTTCTTAAATGCACTTGCTGGTACTTTAAGTACTGGTAGCTTTTCAGCCGCAGGGCAAGCGCCTCTTTTAGCAGCAAAAGCTTTAGAGGCTAATAAATTTAAAACTATAAAAACAACTGAAGCTAAAACAAACGCAGAATTCAATAAAGAAATATTAACCAACATAAATGAGTTTGAACGAACAGAAAAGAATTTATCTAGGTTGGAGTATGCAACAAGTTTAGTAGATAAAGGCGCTACAGGTCTATCAGGTCTTTTCGGTAAAGTTTGGACACAAGCATTAGCTTTAATCAACCAGCGACAAAATATAGATTTTGAAGGGTTAGACCCTAGAACTCAAGCAGACGCAATACTCAACGCTTTAAGACAACAAGATATACAAAAACTTTTGGGTGAATCTGGTAGAACAATCTCTAACTTAGATAGAGAAATAGTAGCCGAGATATTCGGTAGCATTACAGTCACATCAACTCCAGCAGAAATAAAAGAAAAACTTAAACAAATAGCATTTAGATACAGAGGGGAAATGAAGAAAAATAGAAATAATATTTTGTCAGGTATTGACTACTTCAACCAAACAAATATGCCAAGCACTGTTTTAGTGGCTAATGCTGATAGTATTAAAAAAATATTAGACATATCTGATTTTCAAAAATATAAACCGCCTGTTTACGATCCTAAAGCAGAAGGATTTTTTGACGCTAGTGGTGGTAACGTAATAGACGCTGGTAGCTTAGGAGACTAATAATGCCACAATACAGAGTTACACTATCTGATGGCAAACAAGTAATCAAAGAAGCCTCAAGTCCTGAAGAAGCTAAAGCCTTAATCAGAAGAGATATCGAGCAAGTTAATTTTTTTAACAATAAAAATGCTGAGACTGCTGCTTATTTAGATGATTACTTGTTCGATTACGACGAAGGTGTGCCTAATATCAAAGGTTTAAGATCTGAACTAGCACAAGCAGAAACCTTAGAAGAAAGAGAAAATGTCGCTACCACTTTGTTAGGCTCTAGAGGTTATACCTACAATAGTAAAGGCGAAATGGCCCTAACGCATGAGGGTTTAAGAAGATTAGGCTTACCCGTCAAGTTTAGAACCTTACCAAACGGAGAGCGTATACCAATAAATACGATAATAGATGCAAGACGGTTTGAAGGCTTAGGTGCAACCCTAGCAGATTTTTCTGGTATTACCGGTCCTGTAATCGGTTCATTAGTGGCTATGGCACCACCCTTTAAGCTTTTTGGTGCAACAAAAAAACTCTTTGGTTTTTTAGGGGGTAAATTCGGCACAAGAGCAGCAAATGTGACAACCGCTGCTATAGGGGGTGCTGGTGGTAAAGGTGTAGAAGAGGCCGTAGATTATCTGCAAGGGTATCAAAAACAAAGTCTTTATGAGGTAGGTGGAGAACTCACACGTGAAGCGGTACTAGGTGGTATTGGCCAAGGTATAGGTGAGGGTATAGGTATAATATTCGCTAACACTTTAGGTAAAGGAGCCCCTGTCGCTAGTAGCAGACTAGCAGAGCAAGCTGCTTTAGGACGTGATCTTATTGATATACAAAAACTTGACGCATCACTAGGCAGACCTGCAACAGCAAGAGAATTAGCGGACGCTGTAAAAAAATACGATTATAGTACAGAAATAACTAGCACAGGAGTAGAGCGTTTAAAAAAAGGCGGTTATCAACCTGGGGCAGTTCGTTTGTTGCCTGGACCTTACGTAATAAGTCAAGCAGGTTTAGAAAGAGCTCTACCAGGCAGGTTACAAACAATCTTAGAAAACATTTTAGGTAACAAAAGGACTAGAGGAAATATAGATAACTTGAACGCACAAATAAGTAAATTGGTAGGCGACTTGAATGATGAGGCAGCTAAATCAAGCAGTTACTTTAAAGAGAAACTACAAGCCGGTATCAGTCCAAGGGCAAAAAAATCAATCGAGCAAACTATTAAAAACAAAAAAAATGAATTAGATTTAGCTGTTAGCCAAAGCAACAAAACCTTAGATGATGCTTTAAAAACCGTTGTTGATGATATCGTAGGAACGACGCAATCTGCTGAAGCATTAGGATCTAGAGAATTTGGTACTCAACTAATTAGTGCTTTGGATCGTGCACGCAGAGCAATCGATGAAACTTATGGTCCAATTTATAGAGGAATTGATGAAGAAATCACTGCTGTGGTAAATAAAAATGGATCTGATACATTGCGTATAGCTTTGGCTGAATTATTACGACCTAGAGTGAGAGCCATCAAAGCAGAAATTGCCGACTATAAATCAAGAATTGCCAATGGTCTAGACGCTACGGGCGACTTACCATCTAACGCTTTAGATGCTTTTGAAAATATTACAAGTAAATTAGACGATATGGTCAAAAACCCAGCTACACTGAAGCTAGGTGGGCCTGACGGTATATTTGAGTTGACAAAAAATCTCAAACAATACAAATATAATCCTTTGGCAAGGGGACAAATTAACAAAATTTACGAAAAAATGAATAAAGAATTAGGCTTTGATGATGTTATTTATAAAGATGGCGAGTTAATACAAATAAAAGATGATCCTATTTTTGGGATTAGCAGATCGGGTGGTTTTCTTGATGACATTACAGATTTAAGAAAAACCACTGCGGTGAATAACGCCGGAAGAATTATCCTCAAAAAGGAAACAAATGAATTAGATTATTTCCAACCAATCAAAAAACTTACTGTACAAGAAAGAGATGATTTAACTAGAATCGTAGAGGAGTTAAAAAGAACTAATTTAGAATATGCAAAAAAATCCGAAGCTTTCGACAGATTGAATATAAAAAGAATAGCTGAGGGTGCAAGAAGAGGTGGCGCAGACGCAGATGAAATATATCAAACCGCTTTTAAGGATGGAAATTATGCGGACTTACGTGACATTTTCAAAAACCTTGACGAATACGATAATTATTTAGAAAAAATTGGTAAAGCAAATGATGAAACTCTAGTTTCTGCTAGAGTTAAATCAATTATGAAACAAAAGTTTTTTCAAGAAGGTTTAGAAGAATCTATTGATCCAGTTACAGGCAACATAAGATTCAACGACTTTGGTAAATATATAGCAGACTTTGAGCGAGGTAGGGGTCGTGCTAAATACGATTTATTATTCGGCACTCAAGAAGCTGCAAAAATTCGTGCCTTATCAGGTGAACTGATTAAATTAAATCCTAAAATAAAATCCGACGAGGTTTTTGATCTTTTGAAAGGCATGAACATAACTAGAGAAGGCCTTAGAAGTTTAAACAGCGGTTCTAAAGTACTAGAAAATTTGAAAACAAAAGCAGAAGCTCAAGCAGCACGTGAGGCTTTCGAAAGACAAACTTTTATAACGCAAAGATTAGAAGAGGCAACTGCCGAAGAAGTAGCTGGACGATTATTCACACCAAAGGCTGCTCCTGATATTGCTAGAGTAAAAAGTTTGCTTAAAGAAGAAGATTTTTTAGAGATTCAAAATGCAGCTATGGATAAATTAATAAGAACAGCTGTTAAGCCTGGTAGCAAAGGTGAAATTACAGATATATTCAAACCAGGAAATCTAACTAATGCCTTAGATTCGTACGGTGATGAAACTTTAGATGCTATGTTTGGTGCTGAAATAAGACAAAGTTTACGATATTTAGCTAACACTTTGAATGTTTTAACTAAAGGTGAGGCTGGCAGAGGTGCAGGAGCAGGTGGTTTGATAGCTGCTACCTTAGCTATTAGTTTTTTTAATATTGCTGCATTGCCAATGATAACGGCAACGATATTTATGCGTGGTTTGCTTTCAAGTCCAAATTTTGTTAGAGGTTTAGCACGAACTGACAAAACTTCATTGAGATTAGTTTTAGATTATTTTGATAGAACTTTGAAACAATTAGGGGTCAGAGGCGTTGATGAAAGTTTAAGGGAAGCACAAGAACAAATAACAGAGGCAACCGCTGATGTTTTAGACACAGATGAAGTACAAGATCTAATTAACACAGGTCGAGCTTCTGTACCTAATGTTAATATGCCTCTACCTGATTTAAGTTCTTATACAAACGTTTCACCAGGTGTCTCAGATACCATACAAAGAGAACGAGATTTAGGTTTTGGCCCTATAGTAAGTCCTTAGTATATATTTCTACCGGTTCAGTAATACCTTTCATTTCAACGGGTTTTAATTTTTTTAGTTTAAAGGTAGATGCTTTTGCCGTATTTTTTGCTATCACTAGATCTTGTCCTACGGCTTTGCAACTAGATTCACACCTTGCAGCTAAATTCACATCAGAACCGATTGCTGTATAATCGAAACGTGAATCTGACCCCATATTACCTACAACAGCTGGCCCTGAATTTATCCCTATACCAATTTCAATACCTAACTCTGCTGCTTTTATGTCGTGTCGTATTTGAAGCGCTGTTTGTATAGCTGCGTCTTCATGATTATCTTGATCTAAAGGTGCGTTGAATATAGCCATCATAGCATCACCAATATATTTATCGACCATACCCCCGTTGTTTTGGACAGCATTAGCTTGAATGGTCAAGGCCTTGTTCATAATCTCAGTAACTTGTTGCGGATCTAGTTTTTCTGATAAAGCAGTAAAACCACGCACATCTGTAAATAAAAATGTGCAATATTTCTTTTCACCACCCAACTTCAACAACTCAGGATTGTCTTGCAGACGTTTGACTTGTCGTGGGTCAAGGTAATGCTCGAACTGTTTTTTGATTTGTTGTCTTAATTTATACTGTTGTGCGAAGTTCAGGTAGAAAGAAACAGCCCCAACAATAAATTCTGACACCAAAGTATAGGAAAAATCTATCAAAATACCTCTACCTATCATTTGAAGCCCTACAAAGCCAGTGGACAAAAATATTGTAAAAAAGCTTATCAAACCACCTCTAACTGCAAAAGATTGTGTTAGAACCCAAATAAGAAGACAAAAAAATCCTAAAATTAACAACTCCACAGGTAAATGCCAATCTGGTATATATGGTGAGTTTGGAATCAGGATTGACTCGGCTAAAGCAGCTTGAATTTTGTGAGGCTCTAATAATTCACCTGAGCTTGTTGCCACTTGTGGCATGATGCCTTTACCAGTCACCCCAACAAATACAAATTTATTAGCAACTTGCATTTCAGACAAAGTTGTTTCAGGTGTATCAACCCAACTAATCCACTTTCTGCCCAAGCTGTCTACTTTAACTGGCGGTATACCTTTTACTCTAATTTCCTCTAAACCGTATTCGTTGGTTTTAATAACATACGTATCAGATCCTGTTAGTAATTTATATACTTGTGTGCCAAAGCTTGGTACCCAGCCGTCAGGTATTCGATACATAAGAGGTAGCCGTCTTACTAAGTTATCAACGTCAACAGGTGCAGAGACAATACCCTCTAAGCTTGCCTCAGACATACCAGGTATATTTGGTAAATGACCTTCTAATAAAATACCTGGAGCATCTTCGCCTAAAATTACTGTACCTTCAGGCTTTGGATATTTCTGATTGTCGTAAGAGAAAGTGGCAACAACTGAGGGATATGATATTAACTTTTCTAAGAGGTAGTCATCACCACCATTCTCAAACCTATCTTTATCTACAAATGATAACACCCAACCTACCCCTATTGCACCATTTGCAAATATTTCTTCTGTTATCTTAGCTATTCTAGATCTTGGTAGGGGCCAACCGCCCTCGGCTTGGATAGTAGATTCATCAATATTAATTATAGTAAAGTATTCGCTTGGTTTATGTTTCTCAACAAAAGCATCAAAAACTTTCAGCTTTAATATTTCTGTAGGAACCGACTGAGTAGCTAAAGGTATTGTCAATACCCCTAGTAAAACTGTAAATATTTTCAATCTCATCCTGAGTTTTGTATTACTGTTATATTGGATTCGTTGCCACCATTTATTTTAACGGTTCTTGTTACCCCATCTTGCGTGAAAGTTATGGTATAAGCTTGATCAGAGTTCAAACTAAATTCTGCATTTTGTGTAACCTTACGTATTAGTCTGATTGTGCTGCCATCAATAATCGTTGTAATGTTAGTTTCAAGATCTTGGCCAATTTGTGTGCCTTGGATATCAACCCCTGCCACTGAACCTAATAGTTCTGTTTCTTGCTCCTCTTCCAACAAGTCTAAAATGTCTAAAAGATCTTCTAAAAAATTTACGTTTAAATAATCTATATCTAACTCAGTAAACTCAAAATCAGCGTCTTCTTCCAACAAATCTTCTTCTAAAAAATCTACGTCCAAATCAGTAAAATCTAAGTAATCTTGGGTTTTATTAGTTGCCTCTTCTCCAGGTAAAGTTTCTTCTTTGGGTGGACTAATAATTAACATGTTATCTATAAACTGTAGATCTATATCTAATGTTACTGGTTTGCTCGGACTTTTTTCATAAACTCTAGTGGTAGTAGCTTGATACGGTTTGTTAAGAATTACTTGGCCCATAGCTGTAGATACCACTATTTCTCCACTAGGATCGCCGAACTCATTTGGTAAAAGTATTATCAAAGATTTACCTGTTTCATCTACCGTACAAGTAAAATCTGTTCCTCTAACTGCAATATCAGCGGTCGGTGTTTTGAGAGCTATGTTACTTTTATTTAGATTGCCTGAAATGAAACGAATAGTGCCACTAGCAAACTGAAGAGCCATTTTGCTGTTACTTGGATTAGCATCGTATATGTATTCATCAATTATTAGTGAAGAATGTTCTGTCAGTTTGACGGTAGAGTTATCTAAAAAAGTAATACCGATACGTCCTGCTCTAGTCTGCACGTCATCATAAGAATTTATATTAAAATTTAGAACCGCAGGAAAAGGCTCATCTCTAATTATTTGCCCGTAACCTCTAAGTTCAGTAATGTCCCCTATACTACTAGCATGTAGTAGAAGTCCCACCGTCACTTTGTACCACACAAAATATCGAATTAGATCCATTTGTTGTAATCTTGAGCCAGTCTCTAGCTAGGGTTGATGATTGTGTAATAGTAAAAGTGTTTGAACTACCATCTAAATCTAAATAAAAATAACCACTATCGCTGGCACTTGTGCCGGCATAACCACTTCCTACGAAAGTAAGTTCATTGCCATCTCCAAAAACATCTACATAGTTAGTAGCATTTTCGTAGTCAATATCAAATTCAAAATCGTTGTTATCTCCATCTATAATCCAATCTAAGTCTAAATAATCGGCGTTGGATGCTTCACCTATTTCAATATCGAAAATATTGCTTCCACCTGAGACCTGTACATTTAGATTGGCGTAATCTGCTGAATATGCACCATTACTGTTCAACAAGATATCAAGCACGTTAGAATCTCCTTGGAAATCAAAATAACCTGTAACGTTATCTGAATTTATGCCATCTGATCTGAATATATTGCTACTTCCTATTTGATTAATAGTAAGAGTCATATCTGTACCATCTAAGTCTAAAGCAGTCATAGTGCCGGAAACAGCACTTGTGCCACCAATTAAGTTATTACTACCAAGCTGTTCTAATTTGATAGTAGCATTCGAACCAGTTTGCTCAACGAATATCTCATCGTCTGCCAATAAACCAAAAGATAAAAGTAAAAAAATTATACGCATAATCATTTCATATATTCCCAGTAGCCCTTATCAATACCTTGAGCCACAATATCTACAATACCAGTTTCTATTGCTGCTTGTAAAGCTATAGACTTACTTTCATTCATAGCATTACCGGTTTCAAACTCTACTAGCTTCGTACCATCAGCAATATACCGAAAAAAATCATTAGATAAACCAACAGATAAAATAGTTTTTGTTGTTAAATTTTCTAATAATATTTCACCAGTTGACACCGACACGACCCGCATAGAAACAATAACGGTATCTTCACGATATTGTTTTGAGTTACCGATCCCTAAATATCTAGCACCCATACCACCAGTTAGAAGATTAGTATTGTAATCTATTAAAGCACCTTCAATTATCAATCCTGCAAACAACAAAGGCATCTGTTGTGTCTCTTCATCAAACTTTTCTCTAGTAGATCTAATAATTTGGCGTTCACGAGTAACATGATCTATTCCAACACGTTCTACTACCCTGAAAAATTTAGATTGTTTCAAAGCTCTGATGACGTAAGCCTCAGGAGCTTGAGTTAGAGCCGAACTAAAACTTGCAAAGCCGTCAATTGATTTTCTTTGTCCTGTAGCATCAGGAAACTGATATACGGCTACTACTGGTCTTTGTGCTGGTTTTGGTAAATTTTTTATTGCATCAGTTACAGGTTCATTAATAAAAGCTGCTTTGGAAAAACATTGTGCTTTACCTACTATAGTGACAACATCTTTATAATCGTTATCAGGGTTAGTTAAGCAAGGTGAGATGTAAGATAGATGTGTAGTACAACTAGAAACCAAAGTCCCCAATAGGAATAGTGATAGTAGTTGTTTCGCCAGTTGTTTCATTAAATATAGACATTGTAATAGTTATGCCGTCCGTAGTCCAAGTTATAAGATTGTCGAATAAAGTGAAACTACCTTGTTCAGCAGGATTTTCACCAAAGAGTTGATCCACCAGCTGTCTAGATAGTTGAGCATAAACTCTAGATTCAAAGTTTCGTAAGAACCTGGCTAACGTTGTATTTTGTGCATCACGCTCAAGTTCATCTTGCATAGCCTTGATCTCTGCCTCTAATGCCTCTCGTCTTGTATATTCTTGCTCGTCTATTGTCAGATAGTGTTGGCTTGTACCTATACCACTAAATGATGGTGATTTGAATTGAAATTTTATTTCATCGGCGAGGACAGGAAGTGCCAAGATCGGGATTAAGTAAACAGCACAACCCATCCTCTTATACTTATCTTTATAATAATCGTTCATATCAGTCTTTCCTTTGGTCATCTCTGTCTGCCTTAGCTATCTTATTGCTATCAATTAATTGTGGCACACCTAATATGGTCTTAATTAAAGTGTCCTGTCTAATGATCTCGTTGTCAAGGCTTCTGATCCTGTCGATCAGAGCTACTAAAATACCATGTTGGGAGTCAAGTTTGGTACCCAACCTTTGTTCCATAGCGGTTATCTGCTCAGCTACTTTTTCGTCAACGACATCTAATTTATTTTCCATACCGTCAACAATCCGCATAATTAGCTTGTAGATAAACCAACCAAGCCCAAGAGCTGCAGCTATTGGAAAACCTACTTGTTGGATTATAGTGACAATATCTTGCATTTAAAAAGAGTAGTCTGATGTTCCCAAGGCGCAACTTTCTGAAAAACCCTTGAGCTTTACGCTAGTTAACAGACTACTCGTCCTTTTTGTGTGATGCTCCAAAGTAAAATGATATAACTGCACTTGCTAATCCACCTAAGTAACCTAATACAAGGTTAATTAGAGCCTCACTATTTTGTTCTGGCGGTTGTATTGTTACTAAAAATATATAACCCATAAACCCACCTAATGTTATAAACCCTAATATTTTAGAGGTCCAATCGCCCGAAAAAGCACTTCGTGCATTTTGTATATCTTGTGTTTGTAATTTATAAATATCTACATCTAACTCTTTCATTTTTACTTCGAACTCTTTTTCTGCTTTTTTAAGTTCTAGTAACTGTTCAGGTGTAGCGTTTTGCATAGCCTGTGCAATAGATTTTGGCTCTGCTTTACAACCAAGCACACTAGCAATCATATTTGCAGCAGCTCCGCCTAAAGGCCCACCTACTGCTTGCCCTAATGTTGGTGCTACAGTCGCTAAAGTATTTTTTAATATATCTAACATAGTCCTATTTCGTTCCTATCCATACCTAATGGTAAATCGTTAATACATTCTATCATATTTTTCGGTATGTGAATGTAAGGCTCATTGTCATCAACGTGTTGTGGATCTTGTGATAAATTCATCATGACTTCATAATTATGATTTTTTTGCCATTTATGCATATACAATCCATCTGTCATAGCATAAACAATAATAAAAGGCACACCTGTAGCATTAGCAAAAGCACTTCCTTTCGCCAATTTTGCAGCTGATAAAATGAAAGTATCATATTTATCGTAAGCAAAGGTACGACATTTAACTTCACACCAAAAACTTTTTTCTTTTGATTCAATCCAGTAATCTAAACCGTAAGATACTGGAAGCTTGTGACAAGTTACATCCCATTTACCCTCTAGGTAACCTGCCACCCGCTCTTCTCTTTTTTGATCATCTATTGTTTCTAAACTAGGTTTAATCATAAATACTCCTTAATCTTGATAAAAATTAGGATCAACGGCTACAAATCTTTTGGTAGGCCGTCCTTTTCCCCCAACCTTTACTTCTATTTCTTGTATTTCACCGGCATTTTTTAGCCGGTCTATTATTTCTTTGACTTCATATGACTTCATTGATCTAAATAATTCATGTCTATCTACTTCTCTTTTACTGATACCCTCAGCACCCCTCGTCCTAATGTAAGATAAAACAGATTTTATTTTTGCCTCTGTTGCAGAGGAAGCAACTTTATCTCGGCATGTTTCTATAAATAGTAGATCGTAATATCTAACATAATCTATTGCCCACTCTGTATGTTCCTTTTGTATGTTGCGTGCTTTAACATCACAAGCAAGTGCACAAATTAGTGCAAGTCTCATGGCTTTTTCCCGAGATCTTGACAACAAAGGTTCTAGGTTATCTTTTTCAAGTATGTTTTGTCTTCGCACTATCTCTTCTGCAAACTCACTCAGCAACTGTCTACTATCTTCATCAAAATCTAATACTTTCTGTCCTACATCTACTTGTGAATTTTCTTCTGCTATATCACCAAAATCAGTTTGCGGTCTCCTGATTGCATTTACCCAATCTACTATATTTTGTGGCGGTCTTTTAAATTTCTTCAGGGCAGTTACCTTACGTGGTTCTTTAGATTCAACAATTAAAAATCTATTTAGAAAACCGTCAGCCACACGTCCAGAGTTCAAAGCTCCATAAAAATTTTTTGGAACAGATAACCCTACTAAAGTAATAGCCGGTTTATAACAAATACGGTTCATAGTTTGCTCTACATATTGTTCAGGTGTGTTCATAAGTGAGTAGTTATCAGGACGTAGAGCACCATGACATCTACCCCAGGCTTCCATTAAAGTTTGTATGCCGCTCTCTATATTTGTGTTTTGTTGTGCAGAAATATTTTCTAGCCTTTTACCAAACTCATCCATAATAGTTATTTGTGTAGGTTTATATTTTAGTGTTGAGTGAACAGCTCCTGATGAAGTGTAACCATCACCTACAATCATCTTCGAGTGTCTAGTTTTATTAAGAACAGCTTCAACAAAAGTTTTGATATTTTCCTTACCTTGGCCCGACTTAGCAACGCCAACAAAATACAAACTGCTAAAGTTATTCATATCTGTCCTGTACATACGCCCACAGCAGACACTAGCTAAACTTATAGCCCCTACTAAACTTAATTCAGGTTGACTGATTTGTGCTATCTCTTCGGCAAACAGAAACATATTTTTCAAAATACCTGGTGGACTAAACAGATTTTTTGGTGGTGTTATGTTTTCTGTCGCTTGTACAAATAGAGGTGCTTGTTGATTTTTTCTATCGTGTGTTTTCTTTACATTGTCTACCACAGACAATATTTCATGTTTTGGTAAGGGTGGTGAGTTTTGTTGATTCCAGCTTTCCATAAAAAATTTGGCGAAGTCTAAATTTAAATTTTTGCTTATAAGATAACCAGCTAGTCGTGCAGCTTGATCGTTTCTAGATCCCTCATTGACACCACTCAAAGAAAAAGGTGCTACAGTTGATTGGCCATTTACTTTATTGTTGCCAGTAATTTGCACCCACTCTTTCTCAGTAAAATCAGGCAGATCTTCAAAACCCCATAAATCCCAGTTTGGGTTTTGTATTGGCATATAAGTTTGACCATTAGCGTGTTTGTTGTATGGCGCTATTATCAAACCACCTTCGCCACGTAAATCAATATGTCTCTCTATAGGTGTTTCGTTGGTTCTTTTTGTCGCAAAGGTTGTGTAGTTTTGTGGATTGTTATAGTAGTAATGCATACCCTTACCCGTACGGACTCTATAAGGTGATGGTGGTAAATTTTTATCTACCCAAGACATAGCTTCTGGTGTATCAGCATCTACTACCATGAATTGTCCACACACTAATGCTACTGTCATATCGTCCCGATCTTTAAACCATTGTTCTACCTCTGATCTTTTAGGTCTGTCAGTTTTGAAGTGAGCCCAACCCTTGAAAAAACTTGGCGGTTTTTTTGTTTTTCTTAGCAAAGGCACTACGTCTAAACCCTCATCATAATAGGACATAGCTAAATCGTAGACAGATTCTTCGCCACTGAAGTTTATGGAAAACACTAACTTAGATCATTCGGGCAACCATAGATTGATTCGTAATCAAGTTTGCCGTTGGTTTTTTGTATGATTCTTTTTGCTTGTTTTACGCTAGGTTTTCTATAACCCCAACGCCAAGCCTTAATAGTAGCGAGCGATACTTCAAAAGTTTCAACAGATGTAGCCATACCTAAATGTTTTATGTATTCATTAAGTTTGTACTGTTTAACTTTTTTATCAGGATAAAGTGGTTCTATCCCTTTGTTTTTCAATTCTTTAAGCCGTTGGAAGTTTATGCGTTGTAATCTGTGGCAGTAATTTGCATACCACTCTAAATTATTTTCCATAATAATTTCCTTAATTTGTGTTTACATAAAGTAACATTATGCTACAATTTATGTCAACTTATTGAGGAATATTAATATGAGTATTTTAAAAAATGTAGTAAAACCTGATCAGCTTGTTAATAAGCAAGGTGCTAAAATCTTGATTTATGGCGAGTCTGGTGCAGGTAAAACTTACACATGCTCAACGGCTCCTGGTAAAGTGCTTGTTATAAGTATGGAAGCAGGACTTCTATCTATACGTGATAAAGAGAACGTTGATGCAATAGAAATAAAAACCTACGAAGAGTTAAACCAAATATATGGTGAGTTAAGAGCTGGTGAGCATGACTATGATACCGTTTGTTTGGATTCTATTTCTGAGATGTCAGAGATCCTTTTGGACCACGAACTAAGTATTAATAAGGATGCTCGTAAAGCTTATGGTAACGTACAGATTACATGTACTAATGTTATGCGTATGTTTAGAGATTTACCTATGCATGTAATATTTGTTTGTAAAATGTCCAAAGAAAATAATGATGGTGTTTGGTTTTTTCAACCAAAAATGATTGGTACAAAACTAGGACAGTCAATACCTTATTTCTTTGACGAAGTTTTGTGTTTGCGTGTTATGGAACAAACTGATAGTGAAGGTAAAGCTGTACACACAAGATGGTTACAAACTACTCTTGCTGAAGGTTTTGTTTGTAAAGATAGATCAGGCAAACTAGAAGCATTAGAAGAACCAAACTTATCTAGTGTAATCACTAAATTAGGTTTTAATAAGGTTGTGCCTAATACGGCAACACCTGAACCAGTAGAGGAACTAATAAATGAAGAAGCTTAATTTGTCAGATTTCACTACGGATTTACAAAACAGTGATTGGGACGAACAATGTTGGGAAGAAAAGTACGCTGCTTTAAAAAGTTATGATGGAAACGAAAAAAGTCATTTTGAAGATATAGATTTTTCTGAAGCATCATATGAATATTCGGACATGCTTTGTACCAACTACAAAAAAATCGAGGATCTGAAAGAATACATTTGTGCCACTTTTTGCGAAGATGTGGATTTACAAAATCGTAAAGATGTAGAAGTTGTTTATAGAAATCTTACATCAGCTTTTTCAGAGATGGCAAAATTAAGATTCAGAAATTTCGATATAAAAACAAGAATTATGATTCTTGAAAAATTACAAAAAAGGAGGATTAAATGAGTGATTTTGATGGTGTAGATTTTTTTAAAGATATTAAACTGGGTTCTGATAAGACGGTTGTTAAACCTGGAGTCTATGAATCTTGTGTAATAAAAATAGAAGAAGTGCAAACACAGTCAGGTGATAAAGCTATGACTGTATTGTTTGAACTAGGGGACAAAAGTAACTTTGATCACAAAGAATACTATAATCTTTGGCATTCAAATGCTGATGCTAAAAGAATTTCAAACGAGATATTTACCCAATTAGTAAAAGCTGTGGGCTTTGATGGTTTACCTGATAAGAAAGAAGCTTTTGTTGGTAAGAAGCTGAGACTTGTTATTGATCACGATAACAGGGACGGTAAGATCTTTACTAAAATTAAAGGTTATTTACCCTTAACCGTTTCTGATAGTGCTAATTCTAACACTAGCCAAAACTTAGGTGCTGGCTCTGCCGTTGGAGCTAAACCTAGTTTAGGTTAGTAACGTTTGTACTACAGAGAGCCGGCTACATGCCGGCTTTTTTTATTTTGATTTTTTGTATTCTTCAATCATCCAGTCAAGATAAACTCTAGCTTTTTCTAAATCTTCTACTGGTTTATTTTTATGCTTATGTCGCCAAATATATTTTGTTGCTGTTCCCTGGCAAAGACTAATAAAACCTTCAGATCCTAACATAGCACGTGCAGCGTCTATGTATTCTATAGAGCCTTGTGTGTAATGATTTGGGTGGTTAACGAAATCTTTTTCTTCCTCATTCATAATTCTAGCTCCCAAACATCAGGACAGTTATAAGCTTTTAATTCTGTTGTTAGTCCTGTTTTATAATTTTTGTATTGTTGCAACATATATTCCAATTCTATCCAGTATTTGTCTAAATCTTCTGCTTCTATGACAAAAACTTTAGATGCATAAGGTGAAACTTTCTCTTGGGCCACAAAAACAAAATTTTGTACTTTGAACCCAGCTTTCTCAAAACCTCTTTTATACCAAGCTGCCTGATACTCATAACCGTATTGTTTTACTGAAGTCATAAACTTAGCAGGATCACAACTTTTTGTTGTTTTGTAATCTACTATCACAATTGATTTCGGATCATAAGCATTAGTTATTGGATGTCGAACGACATCGGCTTTCAGTTTACATAAAACTTCATCTTCCCACCAATATAACGCTCGTTCATACGGGCTGTTGAAGTGTTCAGCAGGATATTCTGTTTCAGTAGGGTTAAGATATTTTTCTGCTACCGGTAGTAAATGTTCAGACATATTTTTAATAGTTTCGTAGTCTTTGTTCGGTATACAAGTCACACCTCTCTCAGCACATTCGGCTATCATTTGTTTAGCTGTAGCGGTATACATGCTGCCAGTTATAACTGCTACCTCATTGTTAAAGACTGTTTCTCCCTCGACTATCAAAGCATGTGCGGCCGAACCGAAACGTAAAGCAGGAGTTTCTTGTAACTCTTCTTTGACAGCATGTAGCTCTGATATTCTGAACTTTCTAATCATAGAAGATGAAACACCATCTGTATTGTGATACTCATGATTACTTATACTGGGAAAGTAGATAGCATCACCAATCATGTGGTGATCGTATTTTTGTAGATTCTCTGGTAAGTTATTCATAATTTTTTTTCCTATAATATTAATTTACTTCTAGTAGTTGACATTTTAAACAATAAACCTGAAAATACAAGTATGGAAATTAATAAATTAAAAACTATTGCTACAGAAGATATGGAACACTTAGAACATATCACTGCTGATTTAGCACAAACCACATCGCTTTTGGTTGATTGCATTAAGGACCTTAGTGCTTTACCAAAAGAACAACAGAAGTATACGGCTGAGATCCTCAGCACTTTAGTAAAAGGTAAAAGGGGTTCGAATGAGCAAGTCAAATAGATGGTATATGGACGAAGAACATAAACTGTTATGCGATCATAAAAAAACTAAATGTTTTATTGATGCTTATGATCAGGGTTTTGATACCTGGGAAGAATTACATCATAATTATCAAAACTTAGTTTACAAAACAACTGGTCTTAAAATAGATGCTACTGAGGCTAAATGGGATTGTGAAACTTACGATCATCATTTAGAGATAACAAGTAATAATCTTATGCGACATGGTGAGAATGAGGCGAATGCTTAGAGTTGATGTGTATGTATTGATCTCCTTGTGCAACTCCTTCGCCTCACCTTTTTGGTCGCCTCTTTACACGAACTCTCCTGTTTAAGAGAAGTCGGCGGACTTACGGTTTCAGAGCAACCTTAGCGACAAAATGCTCTGCTATAAT